CATTGATGAGATCCACCATTGTGCGAATACGGAGCCAGTACCCTTTGCTGGCTTTATCTCTACAGAAGATGAAGAGTCCGATAGCCACAAGCTGTGCCGCCTGGCTAACGATATGGAATCCAGTATCAATCTGAGATTAAACAGAACTGGTGTACGCTGGGCGGGAGACTAAGATGCCAATTAAATCTAAGTTCTGGCACATCCTACAAAAGCATATTGCGCTGAGAAAAGCCAATAAATGAGTGCCTGGCTGATTATCGTTACAGGTCTGATTTATGGTTACATCGCTGTAGAGCAAGGACTAAGGGGTAATGTGCCTATGGCGGTGGTGTATAGCGGGTATGGGTTCAGCAATATAGGGCTTTACCTATTAGCCACTAAGTAACATCTTTGTTAACAATAGGTAACATTTTATACATAATCGTTACCATATGTATACATAACGTAACAAATATATATATAACGTAACAAAATAAAAAGGAGAATCTCGTGAAAAAAGTAATTATTGTTGGTATTGCAGTATTGTTAACAGCCTGTGGAACCACGCAACAAGTAACACCACCACCACAGCCCATGCAGAATGCAGATCTAATCTTAGACAAAACGGCTTATCCAATGAGTCGTAATGAAACAGTTAACGCTGCAATGGAATGTGAGGCTGGTGGAATGAGGGCTGTTATTGTTACCGCCAAACGTAGAGTTGGTACTGCGGTGTCCGATATTGTTATAGACGTTTATTGTGCGCCACGATACAAGCTAACGTTATATTAAAGTTATTTTTTAATACCTATAAGTATATTAAAGCTCTAGGGGGTCAAAGCCCAACTCATCTGCTACCATCTTGGCGCGATGCCGAAATGTCTTATCGTGTTTCTGCCAGGCAGCTGTTGAAGTATTCCAACGACTAGCGTGAATCATCTCGTGGGCCATGGTACGAATACTTGTTTCGAGCCAGCCACAACGAGCAGCCGAAATAGTAATGACGTGTTCATGCTTGCCCCCATCATCGTAGAGGTAGGTTCCCATGGTGTCTGGATCGTGATCCACGATGAACTTGATTTGCTCTGGTAGCGGCATATTCCACTTATCAAAAGGCTTACACACCACAAGCATGGTGTACATATTCTTGAGAATGGTGGATGTCAGCTGGATCATACCTTTAGCAGTTGGCCGCGAAAGTAGATTAGACCCTCATCCTCATTAACAACCTCTGCCAGCTCTGGGGGCATGAGTTTGCCGTTGATAAAGGTCAAGATTGCAAAACCCGCCCTCCAGTTGACTGGATTGTTTTCTGTGTACGCAAACTGGTTGTCCTTAATACAGGCCATGGTGCCGGTGTCAACTCCATAACGTGTGCCGGTGTAGTCTGTCCAGGGAGTTATCTTAAGAGAATGTAGGTGGCCAGAGACAAAACTCGTACCCGATTTAATGGTGTTGTTGTAGACCGCATGGATGCCGTTATGCCAGCGGTGTTTTATCATGCAAGTTTGGTTGACCATGATAGACCAGTACCATTTCCAATGCGGTGTGTGGTCTGCAATATCAAAACCCTTGATGCCCTCGTATTGAGGGAGGATGTTAGACAGTTTGCCGGAGAATCGTAAGTCATGGTTACCAATCGTAATCATTAACTTGCAGCCAGCTGGCCTTACCTTTTCAATATCTCCGAGTCTTTCTTGGATCTCATCTAGCTCTTCTTTGACTGTCGGGCCTTTCTGCCAGCCAATGCGATGATGCGCTGAGATACTAGCGAAGTCTGCGATATCCCCATTGAGAATGACAATCTTTGGTTTCAGATATTTTACAAATTCAACAAACCCGCGGTGAGCTGTCGTAACGTATTCTGGGTTGTAGTGGCAATCGGAGCCAACTAAGATGGTGCCATTGTCGATAGTGATATTGGCTTGCATCTGCTCGTCTGGAATGTAAATATTAGGCATCCCATTAGGTTTTAAAGCATCCAAAACAATGCCATGTGTATCTTCTATTGTTCTGCGTCTTTTTAACGTATTGCGGGTGCTAAGTCCTATAGCCTTGCCAACTTTGTCAGGAGACTGATGCTCTCGCCAGATGGTTATAAACTCTTCATCGGTACACACTTTTTTAGCCATGACATACCTTATAATGGTAAAGTTAGCTAATATTAACTGAAAAGCGTTAAAAATCAATGGCTAGAACAAAAGAGATGTCAAGCAAGCAGATACCATCAACTGGTATCAGTCTCGATTTTTCCAAGTCTCCAGAGGTTTATAAGTTCTTAACAAGCAATGCGTTTGTGCGTGGAATGATGGGGCCAGTAGGATCGGGCAAGTCCTATGCGTGTGCTGCCGAGGTGTTCATTCGGGCAATTCAGCAAAAGCCCTCCCCTATCGATGGTGTCCGATATACCCGTTTTGTCATTGTACGCAATAGCTACCCCGAACTCAAGACAACTACGATAAAGACTTGGCAAGACCTATTTCCAGAGAATACCTTTGGGCCAATGCTCTATACCCCACCAATTACCCACCACATCCGACTACCAGCTAGAGATGATGCCGCTGGTATTGACTGCGAGGTAATCTTCTTAGCGCTTGACCAGCCAAAGGATGTCAGAAAGTTACTATCACTAGAGCTAACAGGGGCATGGGTTAACGAGGCACGAGAGTTGCCAAAGGCTGTAATCGATGGCCTTACACACCGAGTAGGTAGATACCCTACCAAGCGAGATGGTGGCGCTAGTTGGCATGGGATCTGGATGGATACCAACCCCATGGACGATGACCATTGGTGGTTTAGGATGGCCGAGAAAGAAAAAATGACAGGGCCATACGCTTGGAAGTTTTACAAGCAGCCTGGCGGTGTTATCGAGGTTGCAAAAGACAACCTCCCAGAAAACCCAGAGGCTAATGACTGTATCTTCTCAGCGGGTAAGTGGTGGCAGCTGAACAGGAAGGCTGAAAACGTAGCCAATCTACCGGCTGGATACTATCAGCAGATGCTCTTAGGTAAGAACATTGATTGGATTCGATGCTATGCCGAAGGCAAATATACCTACGTCCAAGAGGGCAGATCGGTTTGGCACGAATATGACGATAACCTGATGTCTGGAGAGACCATTTTAGACAACTCTGTGCCGATTCAGATCGGTCTTGACTTTGGTTTAACCCCAGCTGCGGTGATTGGGCAGAGGTTACCTAGCGGTAGGTGGCAAGTGATTGATGAGATTGTTACCTTTGACATGGGATTGGAGCGCTTTGGCCACCAACTCATTGCTGAAATCAACGCAAAGTATCCAGGTATGCAAGTGTTGGTATGGGGCGATCCAGCTGGTATGGCGCGGGATGCCATCTATGAGGTAACAGCTTTTGACTTCCTCAGAACTTTAGGTCTCAAGGCACAGCCAACACCCTCAAATGATTTTAAAGTTCGTAGAGAGTCAGCTGCCGCGCCCATGCAACGCTTAATTAACGGCAAGCCGGGTCTGTTAGTTGACACCAAGTGCAAGCTACTGCGTAAGTCTCTAGCTGGTGGATACCATTTCAAGCGGGTATCGGTAGGCTCTGGTCAGGAGAGGTTTAGGGATACCCCAAACAAAAACGAACACTCCCACGTTGGTGATGCCTTTGGATATCTCTTGCTAGGTGGCGGTGAATACAAGCGCATGACCCGCCCAGGAGATGCCTCATCAAAGACTTTTGTAGCCCAAACTGTAGCCAATAGCGACTTTGATATCTTTGCAAGATGAAAGTAACCATACCTTATGAGGTATTGAATGAGGAGATGCATCCCAAGAGAGGGGTGTTCTATCTGCCATTCGTGATTGACCACTTTGACCAGCTCGATACTACTCAGCCAGAGCTGTTGGCTGTGGCTAGGGGCTATGACCTCAGATCTATGATATACAGCCAAGCAACACTCGGCACAGCGGTTACTGCGTTCTATCGCAATAAACCGATAGCTATCTTTGGAGTTGTACTGTTTTGGGGTGGAGTTGGCGAGATGTGGAGCATCTTTGACAACCAAGCTAGAGAACACCCAGCATCCATGCTCAGATGTGGCAGATCCTTTGTAGATATCGCAACCCGATATCTCCACTTGCACAGACTGCAAATAACTGTTAGAACAGACGATATTCGGGCAATACGTTATGCGAAAGCATTAAGGTTTGAGACCGAAGCGATTTTAAGGATGTATGGCCCTGACAAGGTGGATTACTTATTAATGACGAGGTATTAAATGGGTGGATTATTTGGTGGATCTCCAGATACTAGTGGCGCTCAACGAGCAGCTGATGAGACTAAAGAAGAAACGGCTCGCATTCGGGCGCAAGCTGAAGAAGAAAAGCGCGAACTAGCAGAGCAAAACGCAGCTCGTGCTAGAGCGCGTGTTCGTGGCGGTAGCCGGATGTTGTTATCGGATACACGTTTAACCCCAGAGACAGGCATCCAAACGCTTGGCTCTAACGAGATGAAGGGATATTAATCATGGGTGGAGTATTTGGAGGTGGTGGTGGTGGCGGTGGTGGTGGATCTGTAAAGGCTCCTGAGCCAAAGCCACAATCAAAACCGGTTGCTGGTGTAGAAAAAGCCACACAAGCACAAGAAGAGGCTGGTGCAAAGATGCGTGGTTCAAAACGCAGAGGCCGTCAACTGCTATCTGATGCACGATTAAATGCAGAGATGGGGATGCAAGAAACGCTCGGTTCTACTCAAAAAATATAAAGGACAGTCATGCCAGATACCGATAAGATGCAAGCCAAAGTAGCCAAAGTAATGCGCGAGTATTCTAAAGGAAAACTCAAGTCAAGCTCTGGTCAAAAAGTAAAAACACCAGCTCAGGCAAAAGCAATTGCTATGTCTGAAGGCCGTAAAGCGGGAGGGTACTAATATGAAAGCTGGCCTCTATGCCAATATCCATAAAAAACGTGAGCGGATCGAGTCGGGATCTAAGGAGAAGATGCGTAAGCCTGGTTCTCCTGGCGCACCAACTGATGCTGCATTTGTTAAAGCCGCTAAGACTGCAATGAAACCTAAGAAGAAATAATGCCGATTACAGTTGAGCGTGAGTCGCTCTCTACTAAATCTCGCCATGTTTCTCCAAGCTACGTTGATAAAGATAACGTACAGACTCTTGCGAGTTCGGATAGACCATTCCCGACTGTAGATGTAAACCATCTGCGGTTGCATGAAGGAAGAGCATATTACGTTTACAAGATGTTTCCATACTCTGCTGGATTAGGTGCTGGTGCAAGCATTAACATAGCAATTGCGTGGCCAGCGGATTACTCTGCCCACGCTGTTTTTGATTATGGTGGATCAGGAGAGGCTGAGTTTTTTGCATACGAGTCACCAACCACGAGCGGTGGCACAGCAATGACAGTCCACAGACGTAATAGAGTTATTACGACTGCAAGCGCAGCTGCTGCCGTACTAGCGCCAACTGTTACAGCAACAGGCACAGAAATATTTTCAGAGTTTGTGCCAGCAAATAAACAAGGTGGTGGAGGTCAGCTGTTTACATTTGAATATGTTTTAAAACCGCTAACTACTTATTTGTTTCGTCTTACGAATGTCAACTCGCAAGCACACGCAGCACACCTAATGATTGAGTGGTACGAATGACATTAAAAAAACATCAGAACCCAAGTGGTGGCCTTAATGAGGCTGGCCGTAAACACTTTGAGCGCAAAGAAGGTGGAAACCTACAAGCCCCAATTAAGGGTGGAACCAACCCAAGAAGGGTATCTTTTGCTGCTCGCTTTGGTGGTATGGCTGGGCCACTAGTGGATGAGAAGGGTAGGCCAACACGATTAAAGAAAGCATTGCAAGCGTGGGGCTTTGGTAGCAAAGAGGCAGCGCGTAACTTTGCCAATAGACACAAAAAGGATTGATATGGCTGAAATGATGAGATTAAAACCAGAGGACATCCTCAAGCGCCACGACATAGCGTTGCGTAAGAAAGAGGATTTTAGAGACCTATACGATGAGGCATATGAGTTTGCTCTGCCACAACGTAACCTTTATGACGGCTACTACGATGGTAAGGTTGGCGGTGCTAAGAAGATGAATCGTGTGTTTGATGCTACTGCTATTAATTCAACACAGCGTTTTGCTAATCGTCTACAGTCAGGAATATTCCCGCCACAGCGTAAGTGGTGCAGATTAGAAACTGGCCCAGACATTCCAGAAGACCGCAAGGCAGAGGCATCCGCAGCGCTTGATATCTACGCAGACAAAATGTTTGCAACTCTCAAACAGTCTAACTTTGACATTGCGATGGGTGAGTTCTTACTTGACCTAGCAGTTGGTACAGCGGTAATGATGGTTCAGCCTGGCGATGACACATCCCCAATCAACTTCATTCCTGTGCCACAGTTCTTAGTTGCCTTTGAAGAGGGCGCTAATGGTCAGGTAGACAATGTATACAGACGGATGCGTATCAAGGGTGAGGCAATTATCCAGCAATGGAAAGATGCCGAGATTCCTACAGACCTACAGCAAAAGATTGACCAAAAGCCAACAGAAGACTTTGAGTTGATTGAGGCTACAGTATTCGATCCAAAGCGTGGTGACTTTTGCTATCACGTTATCCACAAAGAGTCTAAGCAAGAGCTGGTCTATCGCAGACTCAAGAAGAGTCCTTGGGTAGTCAGTCGCTATATGAAGGTAGCCGGTGAGATATACGGCAGAGGCCCATTGATTACTGCGTTGCCTGATATCAAGACATTGAATAAAACACTAGAGCTAGTATTAAAGAATGCATCTTTAGCTATATCCGGTGTGTATACCGCAGCTGATGATGGAGTTCTTAATCCAGCAACAGTCAAGATTGTGCCAGGAGCCATCATTCCTGTAGCGCGTAATGGCGGCCCACAAGGCGAATCACTAAAGCCATTGCCACGAGCTGGTGATTTTAATGTGGCTCAAATTATCATGGGAGACCTACGCGGGAACATTAAACGCATACTGCTAGATGAGAGTTTGCCTCCCGATAATATGTCTGCTCGCTCCGCAACGGAAGTCGTGGAACGTATGAAGGAGTTGAGTCAGAACCTCGGATCTGCATTTGGACGATTGATAAACGAGACCATGATTCCACTTGTTGCGAAAATATTGCAAGTGATGGATGACAGAGGCATTATCGATATGCCTTTGCGTGTCAATGGACTAGAGGTTAAGGTAGCGCCAGTTGCTCCATTGGCCATGGCTCAGAACATGGAAGACGTAACCAATGTTATGCAGTTCGTACAGATGGCTCAAGGCTTTGGC